TGTTCGTGGAGGCTCCGCTACGGTTCATTTCCCAATTTGGCATAAAGAAATTGAAGACATTTTGGTCCTCAAAAACAACAAAGGAACGGAAGACAACCGAGTACGGAAATTAGATTATTCAATTCAGTTATCTAAACTGTTTTATGAAAGGTTTATTAATGATGAAGACATTACCTTGTTCAGCCCACATGAAGTGCCAGAATTGTACGAAGCTTGGGGTACTGAAAAGTTTGACGAACTATATGAAATCGCCGAAAGAAAAACAAGTGTTGACAAGAAAAAAATTAATGCACAAGAACTAATCTTTGATATGCTCAAAGAACGAGCTGAAACTGGTCGTATCTATATTATGAATATTGACCATTGTAATACTCATTCTAGTTTTAAAGATAGAGTATATATGTCAAACTTATGCCAGGAGATTACACTTCCTACTGACCCTATTCAACACATTGATGGTGAAGGTGAAATTGCATTGTGTATTCTATCAGCAATCAATGTTGGTAAAATTAATCATGTAGAAGAACTAGAACCTTTATGTGAACTTGCAGTAAGAAGTTTAGATGAGATTATTGACCATCAAAAATATCCTGTTAGAGCTGCAGAAATATCTACCAAAGCTCGTAGAAGTTTAGGTATTGGGTATATTGGTCTTGCACACTATCTAGCAAAAAACAAAGTTGCATATGGTGACAAACAAGCACTAAAATTAGTTGATGAACTAACTGAAGCATTCCAATATTATCTATTGGCAGCTTCAAATGACCTTGCTGAAGAAAAAGGTCCTTGTGAATATTTTAATAGAACAAAGTATTCTGACGGTATTCTTCCTATAGATACTTACAAAAAAGAAGTAGATGAGTTGGTGAAACCAAATTTCAAATACGATTGGGAAGGTCTAAGGAAAGATATTGCAAAACATGGGTTACGACATAGCACACTCACAGCCCAAATGCCGTCTGAAAGCTCTAGTGTGGTTTCCAATGCTACAAACGGCATTGAACCACCTAGGGATTATCTAAGTATTAAGAAGTCTAAAAAGGGTACATTAAAACAAGTTGTACCACAATATCAACAATTAAAGAATTTTTATACTTTATTGTGGGATATGAAGAGCAATGATGGATATATAAATATCGTTGCGGTAATGCAGAAATACTTTGACCAAGCTATTTCTGGCAACTGGTCATATAATCCTGAAAACTATGAAGACAATCAGGTGCCTGTGTCTGTTATGGCACAAGACCTATTGAATACTTACAAGTATGGTTGGAAGACTTCATACTATCAGAACACATATGATGCTAAGAAAGATATTGACGAACCATCACATCCAGTTGGTTGGAAAGATAATGTTGAGGAACAACAAGAAACAATAACTACTGAACCACAAGACGAAGAAGCTTGTGACAGTTGTACAATCTAAGGGAGCGTTATGGCATTTTTATGTGTAAACACGCCTCATATAGATGTGTTTGTCAAAAAAGAATATCTTTATGACCACCAAAAAGGACATGGTGAATTAGTTGAGGGTGTTTGGGTAACGGCAAAGTCTATACAAGGCAGAGCATTGTATTTTGAAACATACTTACCAGAGTATGGTGCTTTATTTGATAAGTTACCAATTTCTGCTTTTGTGTGGAAAAAAGATTTTGAAGGTAATCTACCTTTAACAGAATTACAATTGTGGGATTGTTTTAGTTACGATATTACAATTTGTGAAAAAGTGATGATGACAGGTAATCAAGTTAAGTATTTGTCGCCATCAAAAAAATGGTATAAAGGTTGGTATATGTTTACAATAGATAACGCCAACTCCACCAACTTAGAAAGAAATGTGTCTTATAGTGAAACGCCTAGTCAACATAAGTCATTTAATATATTAAAGTTAGAGAATGGCCATTTTGCGGCTCAACCTAACAATCGAGTTATCTTTTATGATAAGTCTTATACTCCTAGTGAATTGAAGTTTCCAGATTTCAAAGTGTCCACGGTAGAGTATAGTGTAGAAGGCGAACAAAAGTGGACAGCAGGTGATGACGATAAATTCTTTTATGATATAGAGGAGAGAAAAGAGTAATGGCTAGAAGTGTACTAAACAAAGATAATACGGTTGACTTTACAAAACAACCTATGTTTTTTGGACCTGAAATGCAGGTACAAAGATATGATGATATGAAGTATCCTATTTTTGACAAACTTAACCAACAACAACTTGGTTATTTTTGGAGACCTGAAGAAGTGTCTTTACAAAAAGATAGAAACGATTATCTACAACTAAACGAACAACAGAAGTTTATATTTACATCTAATTTAAAATATCAAACTATGTTAGATAGTGTACAAGGTAGAGGACCATGTTTAGCATTTTTACCATTTGTATCTATACCAGAACTTGAAGGCTGTATTGTAACTTGGGATTTTATTGAAACAATCCATAGTAGAAGTTATACATACATTATTAAAAACTTGTATTCAGACCCTAGCGAAGTATTTGATACCATTATGGGAGATGAAAAAATACAAGAAAGGTCAAAATCAATTACTAAAACTTATGATGATTTAATTGCATCTGGTTATCAATGGTCATTAACACCAGATAAAGTTGATTTACAAGAACTAAAAAAGAAAATGTATTTGGCAATGTGTACAGTAAACATTTTAGAAGGCCTAAGATTCTATGTATCGTTTGCTTGTTCATTTGCATTTGGTGAACTTAAACTTTTAGAAGGTTCAGCAAAGATTATATCTTTTATTGCAAGAGATGAAAGTCAACACCTTGCAATGTCACAAACAGTTATTAATAACTGGAGAAACGGTGACGATAAAGATATGATGCCAATTATGAAAGAGTGTGAGAAAGAAGTATATACAATGTATGATGAAGCTGTACAGGAGGAAAAGCGTTGGGCAACATATCTATTTTCCAAAGGAAGTATGATTGGATTATCAGAAAAACTGTTACACCAATTTGTAGAGTACATGGCGAACAGGCGTATGAAAGCAATCGGCCTAGAACCGAAGTACGAACAAAAACAAAATCCTCTACCATGGGTAGACCATTGGTTAAACAGCAGAAGCCTACAGAACGCACCACAAGAAACAGAAATCGAAAGTTATGTGATTGGTGGTGTTAAACAAGATGTTAAGAAGGACCAATTTAAGAAATTTAAACTATAATGAGTAAAGAGAAACGAACAAAAAACTGTAATTCCTGTGAAACTAAATATACCGTACAATGGGACATTGAAGAACAAGACTTAGAACCTTTAACTTGCCCATTTTGTGGTTATGAGGTTGAACAGGAGGAAGATGAAGAAATCTGGACAAACGAAGACAGTATCGAAGACGATAATTGGAATTGATTATAGTTTAACAAGTCCGGCCATTTGTATTAATATAGATGGTGATGCTGGTTTAATGTTTTATTACTTAACCAGTAAGAAAAAGTGGACTGGTACAATAAGTGAGGATATAGTAGGATATGAACATAAAGAATGGACTGACCCAATTCAAAGATTTAGTTACATTTCAGATTTTGCAATTGACCTTATCGAAGGACTTATTAATCCAATCGTTTTCATTGAAGGTTACTCATATGGTTCAAAAGGCCAAGGTATTTTTCAAATCGCCGAAAACTGTGGCATACTTAAATACAGATTACAAGAATCAAAGATACCTTACGAAACTGTTGTACCTAGTGTTGTTAAAAAGGGTGCGACAGGTAAAGGCAATGCTGACAAAGATATGATGTATGAAGCCTTTGTAAAAGAAACAAACATTGACTTGAAGAAATTATTTGAAACAGAAAAAGTAGGTAATCCTATTTCAGATATTGCGGATAGTTATTTTATACAAAAAGTTGGTTATGAAAATTTTACGAGCAAAAAAATATCCTGAAGTTAAACTAGATTTAAGAGAGTTTGACTTATCAGAACTAAAAATTATACCGCCTACTGATTGGCTTGAAAGAAGAATTGACGATTTTGGTTATAGTCAAAGTTTTTCAAATCATGGTATGATTTATCCTATCACAGTTTCCACTCATTATCCTGAGTGGGTCAAAGAAAGAATAATCCCTAAATGTCCTCATCATGTAGATGAAAAAGGAGAACTCAAACCTGGTTTATATGTACATACAGGTAATAAACGAGTAATTTGGGCACAGAAAAATGGTTACGATAAGATTGAAGGATATCTTATAGATAAAAAAGAAGACAAGGGAGATATAAGAAGTAAAACACATATAGCACATGGAGATATACCTAAATGAAATTAAAAATAGTTAAAGGCTGGTATTTACCTGATTACGATACACATTATGAACCAATGTTAAAAGAAGTTAATGGTAAATGGGAGTATCAACCAGATACAAGAGAATACTCATTAAAGTTTGTAAAGAATTGGAACTTAGCATTGGATATTGGTGGTAATATTGGTTTCTGGTCTAAAGAACTTTGTGAAAAATTTAAAAAAGTGTGGGCATTTGAACCACATCCAGTCAATATAGAATGTTATAGAAGAAATATGGCATTACAACATAATTGGCAATTAGAAGAAGTGGCCTTATCAAATCATCAGGAACAAGATGCAAAACTATTTGCTAGTCCAGATGAAAGTGGTAATGTTAGTTTAATTAGTTATGGTGTTGAGAATGGTAATTCTAAAAGAAAATTAAAAGCTGAACAATTAGATGTATTATCTACAGATGTAAAAATGTTAAATGATTATATTAGTGAGTTTGATGGTCAAAACATAGACTTTATTAAAGTAGATGTACAAGCACACGAAAAAGAAATTGTTGAAGGTGGCTTAAACTTATTAAAAAACCATGATGCAGTTTTATGTTTAGAGTTGCCTTTGAGAGATGAAGCTGAAAGAAAATACCATGACGAAGTAGTAGATATTCTAAAAGGTATTGGTTACAAAAGACAAGGTAATATGAGAAAAGAAACAGTATTTACAAAATGAATATCGGAGTAGTCACAACATTAAATAAAAAACTATACAAACAGTATGGTCATAAGTTTTTTGAAACTTATAATTGGCCATTTGATTTGATTGTCTATAGTGAAGATATGTTAGATATACCTAATCATAGAATTGTAGTGAGAAGTACCTTTGATGAAGTACCTAGTTGTGAACAATTTGTAAATAGAAATAAAGATAAACCTGTTGTAGATAATCCTGATGGTTTCTTACAAGATGCAGTTAGATTTTGTTATAAAGTTTATGCTTATACAGACCAACTAATTAACAACGAAGATTATGATGGTGTTATCTGTATTGATGCAGATAGTGTATTTTATAAACCAATTGACATAGAATGGTTGACAAAAAATATACATAAAAGTGATTGTATGATGACCTATTTGGGTAGAGGTAATAATTATAGTGAATGTGGATTCTTGTACTTCAATATGCAACATAAATCCACTAAGGCTTATGCTAGAGAAATGAAAAGAATGTATGATAGTGATGAAATCTATCAACTAAAAGAAAAACATGACAGTTATATTTGGGACCATGTACGAAAAGCATTTGAAAGTAATGGTGTAAAAAATCATAATATTGGTGACGGAAAACCAGGTCATGTTCAGGCCAGGTCTGTACTAGGGACTGTGTACGACCATATAAAAGGACCTAAGAGAAAAAAACTATTAAGAAGTCCAGAAGCGAGAGTATAATGATTAATGTCTTTATAGGATACGACAGCAACGAAAAGGTTGCTTTTAATACTTTATCATATAGTATTTTAAAGAGAAGCACTAAACCTGTTGCTATTACACCTATCTATTTACCTAATATTAAAGATGACTTTGTAAGAGAAAGAAATAACTTATCATCTACTGAATTTAGTTTTAGTAGATTTATTATTCCACACCTTATGAATTATAGAGGTTGGGCTTTGTTTATGGATTGTGATATGTTAATGATGACCGATATTGCAGAACTATGGCGATTAAGAGATGACAAGTATGCAGTACAAGTTTGTAAACATGACTATCAACCAAAAAATGATACTAAGTTTTTAAATCAAGTACAGACAAAGTATGAAAAAAAGAATTGGTCTAGTTTTATGTTAATGAATTGTGCTAAGTGTAGTGCATTAACACCAGACTATGTTAATTCAGCCACAGGTTTAGAACTACATCAATTTAAGTGGTTAGAAAGTGATGACTTGATTGGTGATTTGCCTTTAGAATGGAACTGGTTAGTTGGTGAATACGAATATAAAGATGATGTAAAGAATGTACATTTTACCGAAGGTGGTCCTTACTTTGAACAATATAAAGGTTGTGATTATACGATAGATTGGTTTAAAGATTACCACGAATCAAATGAAATAAATCTAAAATGATTGGTGTAGGCACAAGACCTGTATATGATTATATTGTACGGCCTTTTGTCGAAAATAGAGGCCAAGGCATATTCTATACAGCAAAAGAACAAGTCGATAGATATGAACAATCAGTATGGCCTGGTTTCAAAGAAGATAAGTGGATTGAAACAAAAGAACCTATGGCTGTTATGGGCAATCTTAGAGGTACAGATAAGATTGTTTATAAAGCAAGAGAACATGGTATAGATTATTATTATTTTGACCATGCTTATATGTACAAATCAATTGAACATAGAAGACACCCATTATTCAATGACCGATATTATAGAATTACAAAGAATGGTGAATCATTAACT